GCACTGGTGAAGCAAAAAATATAAGAAAGATAATAAAACTGCTGAAGAAATCTATGGCACCAAAGAGATCAGATAAGAGTAATGATCTTTTCTTCTTAGGTGCACCAGATATTTTTAGAATAGATTTTAAACACAAAAATGCTACAAATACAAAGCTTCCTTCATTGAAGACATGTGCTCTAACAAACTTTTCTGCCAACTACACAGGAGATGGATATTACTCAGAATTTTATGATGGTCAACCAACTGTTATAGATATTAATATGACCTTTACTGAGCTTACTCCAATCTACAATGATCATTATGATATGGGAGATGATGGAGTTGGATTCTCAGGGGATTTAGATGATCTAGAAAATCCATTAGCAGAAATTCCAACTGATAGCAGTAAGAAGAAAAAGGCATCATCAAATCCACCACCCCCACCAACACCTAAAGAACAAGCTGCAGCTGCCAATCAGGCTGCTATAATTGCAACACAAGGAACTAACATTCCAGGAGATCCTGGATTTATTGATCCCAACAGATTTGCTGGTGGTACACTTTTCAGAAACACTAATATTCCAGGAGATTAATGTCATACTTTAAAACTTTTTCCGACATTTTATATCCATCACCACTAAAAACAAAATCTTCATCTTCAGATTTTGTTAGGGCTAAAAATATATTTCGTAGAGCAAAAGTTAGAGATGATCTCTTTCAGACAACAGCAGCTTTTGAAAAATATTCTATTGAAGGGAATGAAAGACCAGATCAAGTAGCAAAAAAACTTTATGGAAGTTCTGATCTTGATTGGATAATTTTAATTGCTAATAATATTCAAAATCTTAGAGAGGAATGGCCACTTTCTAATTATGAATTTAACAAATACCTAGAAAACAAATACTCTAGAGATGAACTAGGTGATATTCATCACTATGAAACTGAAGCTGTGTATGATACTAGAGGAAAATTAATTGTACCTCCAGGAAAATATGTTGATGCAGACTATTCAGTAACTTACTTTGACTATTTTCTAACACAAGAAATTGAATTAGAAACTAATTATAGCTTTGATTCTACAGACACAACTTTTGATTCATCACTAGTTAGATGGAATGATCAACAAGAGATTGAAATAAAAAATGGAATACCTGTGGTAGCTAATCCAGTTAAAGCTGTGACTATCCTTGAATATGAGATTCAAAGGAATGAAAAAAAGAGAAATATTTTTGTTATTCAGAAGAGATTTCTACAGACAATGATAGATGACTTTGAAGATATTATGAGAGTCAGATTCTCTTCTCAGTACGTAGATAGGATAACAAAAAAAGGGGAGATAGTATAAGAACCATCTCCCCAAGGTAATCACTCTTCTGCTAGTTTCTGAAAATAACTCAGAGCATCGTCTTCATCAGAAGAAGATGTGATATCAGGACTGTTAAAGTCACGACCTTCACTCAAAGAGTCAAGTTCATTCTTCATAGATTGTGGAAGAGATCCACGATCAGTCTCCTCATCTTCAAAAGATTCATCAACTTTTGGTGCAGGTTTCTGACCAAGAACTGCCTTCATGCGAGCATCAAGTTGTTCATAGGTCTTGAACTTATCTGCTGAAACAAAGTCCTCAAGAGAGTATGCTCTCTTCCAGATTGCCTCCATTGCATCGTCATCATCAAGCAATGGACCAGAACTTGAAAACTCAGAAGAGTCATAGTTCCAGTAACCTGCAACTTTCTTGATCTTCAGTTTGAAGTCAGCACCTTGCCAGAAATCAAAGGGATCAATAGGAGTCTCATCTTCAAACTCAGGTTGCATGGCAGCAGAAATCTTGTCAAAGATTTTCTTACCATACTTGTAAAGGAATACCTTACCCTCATTCTCAGGATGGGCAGGGTCACGAACAACATAGATGTTGCTGTAGTAAGACAGTTTACGCTTCCTTTGGCGTACAATTTCTTGATTTGCTTTGCTGCCAGTGTTCCACAACTCACGGTTGGATTCACACACAGGGCAGTTTTGTCCAAGAGTAGTTAGGCAATTGTCAATGAACCAACCACTACCTTGAAAGGCATGGGTGTACAGTTTTGCCCAGGGCATTTCTTCCCCATCAGGAGCAGGAAGGAAACGAATAACAGCATATCCATTACCTGCTTTATCAACTTCAGGTTTCCAGATGCGATCATCTGAACTACCACCTGAACTATTAGTCTTCTCTACTTCTTGAATAAGTTTGGAAGTCAGAGAACCAAGCTTGGATTTCTTTTTAAGGTCTGCAAAAGACATTAGATTACCTCAGATTTAAAGGATTAATTGGATTGATCTGATTGATCACAGAGACATCATACCTTGGGCAGGTGCCCCTGTCAAGGTATTTATGCTATCTCATGGCATTGATTCTGAGTCCATCAATGGTACTCCTCATGGTCTTAAATACAGTGTGAACATCTGGGTTGTTACCAAACCCTAAGAGTTTTGCAGACTCTCTCATTTGCTCCTTCATCTTTAAAGCCTCAGGATCATCTGATAAAGTAAGTCTTGTGTAGATAATCTGTTGCTTCTCTAATAGTTCATCTAATAGATCAATGTGAGCAAGTTTTTCATCAGGACTCATTGTGAAAAATGATGGTAATTCCTGTACAATTTTAGATTGAATTTCTGAAATCTCTTTCATTTCTGATTTGATCATATCCTCATCGAAAAATGACATATTAACCTCCTACAACTGTGTTCTTAAGAACTTTTTTATATTTAAATATATCAATATTTAGAAAGGGTGAATACTTCTTAATTTTCATGGATACTGACTCCCAAATAGGATCTAAAAGTTTCTTGTCAAAATTATTCCTGAACAGGAATATTTTATCATATATTACTAGAGTTTCTATAGAAATCTTTCCACTCAGAAATTTTCTTAAAACTATAGGATGACCCTTGGAACAATCAAAAACTTCATCTACTTTATTTTCTGAGAATAATTCTTCAGACTCTTGAAGAAAAACATACTGTAAACTCTGCTGTCTCTTATTCCAATCAGTATAGCAAGTATCTCCAAACCTAATAACATTTCCAATCCACAAACTGTTTGGATCATCAGAACCTACAAAATTAGCGATGAAAAAGTTTTTGACTTCCTCATCGCTCTTTTGTCTGCTGAGTTTTTCAAACCAATACTTGTCTTTTCTTTTATTGAAAGATGTTATTGATGCTCTAGACTTACCTGCATACTTATGATAATCATATTTTTCTTTGCTAAAATGATTTTTCAGTGCAAGGTATTGCTTGTAAGCATCAAAGGGTGTCATAGTAAAAGTTTTGCTCTGGATGTTCGTTTCAAAAAGTTTAGATTGATAGCATCACATTTGATTTTTTCTTTCAATGGTTTGCTAACTAATTTACCAACAGAATCTACTTCAATGTTATTCTGTTCACAATAGTAAACTATGGCATCAATGTAATTCATGTCCTTGTTTACTTTAACAATCTCCTCAATAATTTGAGAGAACTTTGCTTGACACAAAAATTTTGATTCTAGTGCAGACTTTAATTTACTTTCCATATTCTCTTAGTTTTGATTCTATAAAATCTTTAATGTAATGTGTCAGAAGTTTCATGTATTTCATCTTATCATATTCTTCATAGACAACGCAATCCCCATCTTCACAAGCCATTAAAATGACAAGTTTTTTTGCTGGGATTCCAGTTAACTCATAGAACATGCAAGCATATGCTGCTGCTTGAACAAAGTAGTGTTCAATCCATGCTCTGGGTTTTGCTTTCTTTGATGTCTTAAAGTCAATGATGGCTAGTTCACCTTTATATTCAGCAATGCAATCTACTGTTCCTGCTATTCCTAATTGCTTGCTGTATAATGAAGATTCAAGAGCGTAAATATTATTTATGTTCTTTAACTCTGGTGAGATAATTTTAAATAAATGTTTTGCAATCAGAGACTTGTCAGGCAAATCCTGATTAAGAAGATGACATTCAACTAAACTGTGCAGATCAGTGCCTCTAGTGGTTGCCTGTTTGTTTACTCTGTTTGCTTCTTCTTCTCCTACTTTGCGTCTCCACTCTTCAAATATGTGTTTGTTATGATGACTAGTTACAGAAGTAATGGAGACAAGTTTCATCAACTCATCTCCATCAGGAATCTTATAGTATCTCACACCATCAATAGTCTCCCTATCTAATTGAGGGAGACTAGTATCAACATGATTAAACATTAAAAACCTGCTTCCATCTTGTTAACAATGTAGGATTTAACAAGACCAGATCTAACAATATCATCAACGCCAAATTCAATAGTTTCAAATTCAGGCATCCTTTCAATGATCTTCATGAAATCTAGGATTCCATTTCTTTCATTTGTTTTTGTAAGGTCAGATTGTCTTGCATCACCACAGAATACAATTCTAGAGTTATCTCCTACTCTTGTAATTATACTATCAAGTTCATGGAAATTCAAGTTTTGACATTCATCTACAATAATGATTGAGTTATCAAGAGTAGTTCCTCTAATGAAAGAGGTTGACCAGAAAGTGATAGTCTCTTGACTCTTCAGATTTCCATACAACATTTCAAAGTCTGAGTCTGTAGGCATCTCAAACATGTACTTAACCATGTTCTTGTATGGAATCTGATACAGAGCAGACTTATCATCATGATCTCCAGGGAGAAATCCAATCTCTCTAGTAGAGACAAGAGATCTTACAATTACAATTTTTTGATAAGGAGTGATTTCACTCAGAACTTCTCTCAGTGCATTGTACAATGCAATGAAAGTTTTTCCTGTTCCTGCACAACCATACACAAAGAGATGTTTATCTGAAGTGTAAGCTTCAAAAAACTTTTCTTGATTTTTAGAGGCAGGTGAAATGTCTAAAAGAAAATCAGTATTTACTGGTTTTTTTCTCTTCATTTGTTTCACAGTCATGCCAATTCCAATTGGCTGATTTTCATTACTTCTTTTCTTTCTTGCCATACTAGATTTTTTTTACTTTAGAACCAGGAGCTTTTGATGCTTTTGCAAGGACGTCATTCCATCCAGGATTTTTAGAGACGAGTTTATTTCTCCAGTCCCCAACCTCTCCAGGGGAAGGACATGTGGAGGGATCAGACCAATCTCTTTGCCATTCTGGATTGTCTTCTTTCCATTTTTCCCATTCATTCACACTTAGTGATATCTCTTTTTGTTCACCAGTAACTTTATTTACAACAGGGTAGGTAGGCATAATTTAAAATGGGTATAAGATTATTTATTCTGACCAGTCAAGTGCTTCAGCAACTGTTGGGAATTGCTCCACAAAAATCTTTTTACACTCTTGTGCAATATCCATGTGCTCTTTCTGAGTGCCATTGGCAGAACGCAATTGAATATAATGAATCCATGATCGACATGATCCTGACATATAGAGTCTAGTAGGAGTTGCCAGGGGGAGCACAAAACGAGCACACTCCTTTGCCACTCCACGCTTAAGCATCTGCTGATACAGTGCCATAGAAGAATCAAACAATGTTATCATTTGTTTCTCTAGGAGTTGAATCTCAAAAGGATCAAGATCATCAATAGAATTCTGACGATTCTTGGTATCTTGTCGACGTAATTCTGGCAAAGGAATTGTATCTCCTAGCAGAGATGAATCTGCATAGCGTTGTGAAAACTCTTGAAATGTGAAGGACCTATGACGCAAAATTTGAGCTGCCAGTCCTCTGGTAGTCTCAATTTCAAGTGTCATAAAACTCTGCTCAAACACAGACCAGTGCTGATGCTTCACGCAATACTTGAGAAGTCCAGCAACATTAGGGTTCTCTTGATTTGCAGGATTACTTACACGAGCAACATAACCCATTGTCTGTTCTGCATCTGGGGTAACTGTAATCAGTTTAACCTTCATTCTCTTCTCCTTTCATGTGTTTAAACTTAAGTGCTTTTTGGGCAAGTTTCTTTGCCTTTCTCATGTATCTGAGTTCTTGTTCATTATACAACCATGGTTGTTTAAGAGCAACCTTTGACATTCTCACAGTATTTTTAAAGTCCATTTGATTTTTCTTCTTTTGATTTCTTGAAGTAAAGTTTGTAATACCTTCCCTTAATTTCTTCAATGGTTTCCATATCTTCTTTAAATCCCATGTACTTAAGGTGTTGATATGAACCCTCAAGCTCACTAATCAAAAGAAGCAGATTTGTTGATGTGACTGAGAATCCACCAAATTTATAATTTCTAGGATCTTTTCTCTGTTCTCTAGTCACTAATCTGGGTATCCATCATCATCAAAAGATTCGTCATAGTCTCTTACAAATGGAGTTATCCTTTCATGTTCTCCATGTGCAGTGTAAGACTCTGTATCTGAATAAACTTCTGCCTTTAAACTTTCTACTAAAAGCTCTAAGTTTTTAACAATGAGTTTAAGTCTT